GCGAGCGGCATCGACGACAGTATCTGGGCCGTGTCGGCGGGCTTCTTTACGGAGAACACCCCGAACCGCTTCTGGTTCGCGTTCTCAAACCCACGCCGCAACTCGGGGTATTTTTACGAGACGCATCACTCGAAACGGGACTTCTGGAGGACCAAGGTCGTCGACGCGCGCAGCGTCGAGGGCACGGACAAGGCGGTCTACCAGCAGATCATCGACGAGTACGGGCCGGACAGCACACAGGCCCATGTGGAGGTCTACGGTGAGTTTCCCAACGCCGGGGACGATCAGTTTATCCCGAACCACGTCGTCGATGAGGCGATGCGCAGGGAGCGCTACAAGGACCTTACAGCGCCTATCGTGGTCGGGGTCGACCCGGCGCGGTTTGGGTCGGACGCAACGGTCATCGCGGTGCGGCAGGGGCGGGACATCGTGGCCATACTGCGGCACCGGGGCGACGACACAATGGAGACCGTGGGGCGCGTCATCGACGTCATGGAGCAGTACAAGCCCGCGCTGGTGGTCATCGACGAGGGCGGGCTGGGGGCGGGCGTCGTCGACCGGCTCAAGGAGCAGCGCTACAAGGTCAAGGGGGTCAACTTTGGCAACAAGTCGTCCAAGCCGGTCATGTACGGTAACAAGAGGGCGGAGATGTGGGGGTCGATGAAAGAGTGGCTCAAGACGGCGTCGATACCAGCCGACAGGTTCCTGAAGAACGACCTGGTGGGACCCATGATGAAGCCGGACAGCAGGGGGACCATCTTCCTTGAGACCAAGAAGGACATGCGGTCGAGGGGGCTGGCCAGCCCTGACGCGGCGGACGCCATCGCCGTGACGTTCGCGTTCCCCGTCGCGCACCGGGAGGCGCGCGTTGACACGACGCCCCGGCGTGCGTATGGTCCGTCCGGTGTGACCAACAGCTGGATGGGAAGCTGATGCCGCAGAGAAAAGGCACGAAAAAGCTGGGCGCTACTGACGAGATGCTAGCCCCGTACCGCGAGGCCAAGCGCAAGGAAGCCTACGGGCGCGCTATGGACGAGGACGCAGCGGCCTACCGCAGGGCAGGGCGCAAGGCGACGGGCGACTATATGGAAGAAACGGCCAAGATGTACTACAGCCAGGCCGAGAGGGCTAACATGAAGGCCAAGATCGCCGGAGGGTCCAACCCGAGGCAGATCAAGCCGGACATTCAGAAGGCTCCGCTGACCTACACGACGCGCGGCGCAGACGGGGTGAAGCAGAAACACACGACGTCTGAGCGTCCGTCCCTCACACGGGCCAAGGAAGGGCAGAAACCAGCCCCGAAACGGAAGTAAACCATGCCTTTGATCAAGTCAGGGTCGGAAAAGGCCAAAAAAGCCAACATTGCCGCTGAAATTAAGGCCGGAAAGCCGACAAAACAGGCGGTAGCCATCGCGTACGCGGTGCAAAAGAAAGCGAAAAAGGGTAAATGACCGTCCTCGACACCATGCGGTCGCGTTTTACGCAGGCTTTGTCGGCCTATTCGGACACGCGTGAGGACGAACTGGACGATCTTCGGTTTATGGCGGGCTCGCCGGACAACCAATGGCAGTGGCCCGCCGATGTGCTGGCCACGCGGGGGTCTGTGCAGGGCCAGACCATCAACGCAAGGCCGTGCCTGACCATCAACAAGCTGCCGCAGCACGTCCGGCAGGTCACGAACGAGCAGAGGCAGAACCGTCCGGCCGGGAAGGTCATCCCGGCTGACGATCATGCCGACGTGAAGGTCGCCGAGATCTTCGACGGCATGATCAAGCACATCGAGTACATCTCGGACGCTGACGTGGCCTACGACACGGCCTGCGACAACCAAGTGACGTTCGGAGAGGGCTACATTCGCCTCCTGACGGAGTACTGCCGGGACGACAGCTTCGACCAGGACATCAAGATAGGCCGGGTGCGCAACGCGTTCAGCGTCTATATGGACCCGTCCATACAGGACCCGTGCGGCGCGGACGCCGAGTGGTGCTTCATCACGGAAGACATCACCAAGGACGAGTACGAGCGGCTGTTCCCGGACGCGCAGCCCATCAGCTCCATCATGAGCCGCGGCGTCGGCGACGCGCAGCTGGGGCAGTGGATACAGGCCAACACGATCCGCATCGCGGAGTACTTCTACATCGAGCACAAGCGGGCGACGCTGCACCTGTACCCCGGCAACGTGACGGCGTTCAAAGGGACGCCGCAGGACAAGATGCTGGCGATGCAGTTTGGCAAGCCGGTCAAGACCCGTGAAGCCGACCGTCGGCAGGTCAAGTGGATCAAGACCAACGGCTACGACATCCTTGAGGAACGGGACTGGGCAGGCAAGCACATCCCTGTCGTGCGGGTGGTCGGCAACGAGTTTGAGGTTGACGGGCAGGTCTATATCTCTGGTCTGGTGCGCAACGCCAAGGACGCGCAGCGCATGTACAACTACTGGACCAGCCAGGAAGCCGAGATGCTGGCGCTGGCCCCCAAGGCCCCCTTCATTGGCTATGGCGGCCAGTTTGAAGGCTATGAGATGCAGTGGAAGACGGCCAACACCAACAACTGGCCGTACCTGGAGGTCAATCCTGACGTCACTGATGGGGCTGGGTCTGTGCTGCCACTACCCCAGCGGGCCGCGCCTCCGCTCGCACAGACGGGCCTCATACAGGCCAAGATGGGCGCTGCGGACGACATCAAGGGCACGACAGGCCAGTACGATGCGTCTCTGGGGATGCAGGGCAACGAACGGTCGGGCAAGGCGATTCTTGCGCGCGAGAAGCAGGGCGACACGGGGACCTACCACTACGTCGACAACCTTGGCCGGGCCATACGTCACGTTACGCGCCAGCTGATCGACCTGATTCCCAAGATATACGATACGGAACGTGTCGCTCGCATCATCGGCGTTGATAACGACGTGGGGATGGTCAAGATCAACCCGACGCAACCCATGCCGGTCAACGAGATCCGCGACGGGCTGGGGAACGTGATCGAGAAGATCTACAACCCGTCCATCGGGCAGTACGACGTGATGGTCACGACCGGGCCGAGCTACATGACGAAGCGTCAGGAAGCTCTGGAGAACATGGCGACTATCCTCCAGACCAACCCAGCGCTCTGGCAGGTGGCTGGGGACCTGTTCATCAAGAACATGGACTGGCCGGGCGCGCAGGAGATGGCGAACCGGTTCCGTAAGATTATCGACCCGAAGGTTCTGGCCGACGACGACAAGACGCCTGAAATGCAGCTGGCGGAGCAGCAGATTGACGCCCTGACGCAGGAGCTGAACGGCGTCGTCGACATGCTCCAGAACGTCCAGAAGTCGATGGAGGCGCAGGAGCTCCAGATCAAGGCGTATGACGCTGAAACAAAGCGAATCAGCGCCGTTCAGCAGTCGATGACCCCGGAGCAGATTCAGGACATTGTCATGGGCACGATCGCCGCTGCTCTGGACACGGGCGACATCTCGCCTGGCGCACCGCTGCGTGAGCCTATGGAGCCTATGGCATGAGCTGCAATGAGTTTATAGGGCACCTGTTTCTGGCGCGGGACATAACGCATAGCGTTCACCTGAACACCCGGTCCTACGCCAAACACGTAGCTCTGAACGAGTTCTACGACGAGGTTGTCGAGCTAGCGGACAAGTTTGCCGAGGCGTATCAGGGCCGCCACGGCCTGATTGGGCCGATCAAGCTGCAAGGATCGGCTAAAACCACCAACGTAACGGAGTTCCTTGAAGGCTCTCTAGCCGAGGTAGAGCAGATGCGGTATAAGGTCTGCGACAAGTCGGACAGCGCCTTGCAGAACATCATTGACGAGATTGTCGGCTTGTACCTGTCGACGCTGTACAAACTGAAATTCTTGGCGTGACCACAAAACGCTTGTAAACTACGGGAGGCTACAATCGGACTGAAATCAACCACGGTTTGTCTGGGCTACCAGCAGATCACCAGTCTCTCGGCGTCTACAGCTTTGACTGTGCCGTCAGGGGCAACTTTGGCGCTGATCGTGCCGGAGACCCAGAACGTCCGGTGGCGCGACGATGGCGTTGCCCCTACGGCGTCGGTGGGTATGCCGATCTTTGTCGGGGCCAGTCTGAGCTATGACGGGGACCTAAATAAGATACGGTTTATTGAAGAAACAGCTTCCGCCAAACTGAACATCAGCTACTACGCATGATCAAGATACGGTCCATATTTGGCGACGACATAAGGATCAAGCGCAGGCTTGACTACTATGACGCCGGTAATGGGCCTATGCTGTTTGCTGAAGGCGTCGGCGGGTCGGGGCCTATACCTTCTCGGACTATATTTGACCGTTTTAACGTGCCTATCCTTGACCGGTTTGGCGTCGAAATTGAGACGAGGTTCTAGCGTGAAAAACCCCTGCACGCCAGAACGCCTGCATGAGCTACTTCGGTATGAGGCCGAAACAGGAAAACTGTTTTGGAAATCTCGACCTGTTGAAATGTTTGTTTGCAAATGCGCGCAACACCGGTGGAACGTGCGCCACGCGGGTAAAGAAGCGTTAAACGTGTTAATGAAAAACGGATACTATAAAGGCTCTATTTTTGGCGTTCAAATGCTTGCCCACCGCGTTATTTGGGCCTTGTGTACGAATGTTTGGCCGTCTTACGAAATCGATCACATAGACGGAAACTCACTAAACAACCGAATTGAAAACCTGCGCGATGTTACGCCTGAAATTAACCGCCGAAACACCGCGCGCCAGTGCAAAACCAAAGCGCCATATCCCGGCGTTATCCACAATGTAAAACGTGGGCGGTTTTATTCTCGAATTACGGCTTCAAACGTAACTTACCACTTAGGCTCGTTTGATAATCTTGACGACGCAATAGCAGCTCGCAAAAAAGCCGAACGCGAGTTAAACTTTCATGTTAACCACGGCCGCAAACGTGTGAGGGCTGCGTAATGTCTTACATCTATGCCTTAACGGACACCTGGAACTCCGCCCCCACAACTTTTGTTGGCATCGGGCTTAACGTCACCGACACCGCCTCCGCTGCGGGCTCGCTCCTGTTGGACTTGCAGGTCGGGGGGGCGAGCCAATTCAACGTAGCTAAAACTGGGCTTGTAACGCTTAACCCTGCACTTACGACCGGGGGAGTTTTAAGCGCAGGTAACAACGCCTTTAAAACCATTCAGTTTGGATCAACAGCGTTTGGATCTAACGGAGTGGCCGCAATTAGAGACGGTGAAGGCGTAGTAGTGCGAGGGTCTACAGGGTTTGCTTGGGAAAACAACACTAATAATCCGGCGACTGGAACGATAGATTTGCGGCTTGTCCGCGACGCCGCCAACACCCTAGCCCAGCGCAACGGCACGAACGCGCAGCTTTTCCGAATTTACAACACGTACACGGACGCGAGTAACTATGAACGAGCTG